AGTCACCGAATACACAACGCCCGCGACGCCTGCTTTCCAGTTGCTTCGCGTGACTGGCGAAAACCTGCAGGTTCAGCGAAAAGACGTCTACAGCTCCGAACTCGGCGGGTTCCGCGGGCAATCGTCTTTCGCCATCGCGTCGGCATGGGGCGAAGGGACGATCGATGGCGAGCTTACTTACGGCACGCTAGATACGATCATGGAAGCGCTGTTGCGCACGACGTACGCGACGGATGTGCTCACGGACGGCAACACGCCGAAAACGTTCACCATCGAGACGAAATTCGAGGCCGGTGCTACCGACGTTTACAAGCGTCTCACCGGAGCGCAATTCAATACTGGAACTTTCAATTTCAAGGCCGCGGATAAGACTACGTTTTCTCTCGGCCTCATGTCCCTCGGCGCCGATTTCGCGAACGCGATCGTCGCGGGCGCAACGTACGTCGCCGGCAATACCGAAGTGCTGCAGGTCGGGCCGAACTTCGGCGCCGCGACGCTGTCCGGTCTGACGTTCGATCAGATCGCGTCGCTCTCCCTCACGATTAACAACAACCTCAGGAAGCAGGACGCGCTCGGCTCGCTGTCCCCCATCGGCATCGCTGCCGGCGAGCTGGAAGTCACGGGCTCGATCTCGTTCTATCTCGACAGCACGGCATATACAGTGCTGCGCGCGGGCGCCGACGGCACGCCGACGGGGCTCACGTTCGAAACCGGCACCGTCGCCGGTAAAAAGACGCGCTTCGAGCTGCCGAACATCATTCTCGAATCGCCCGACGCGTCGGCGCCGAGCAAGCAAGGCGACGTAATGGCGACGTTCAATTTCCGAGCGCTGCAGGCGTCGACCCTGTCGCGTTCTGTCATTCGTGTGACGAGGAACATCTAACCGTGAACTACTGGACGAAGCGCGATAAGCAAAAAGAGCTCGAAACCAACGGCGTCCCGGTCATCGTGCCGGCATATCCGGAATGGACATTCTACGTCCGCCCCGAGACGCCTTGGAGCGCTGCGTATCAGCGCGCATACGCGCGGATCGCCGAGCAGCCGGCGGCCCGCGACTACTTGGAGCGCATCAGGGCGCCAGGCTACGTTCGGACGCCTGCAGACGACGCGCAGGACGCCGAGAACGTCCGGCTCGTGTTCGCCGACGCGGCGATAGCGAAATGGGAAGGCGTGACGAGCCAAAACGGGTCGCAGCTCACGTTGACTCCGTCCAATGCGCGCATGCTACTGCAGCACTTCGATGACATTTACGATCATCTGCAGCGAGCCGCCCGCAATCCGGCTCTCTTCGAGGTTCCCAACGTCGAGACGATAAAGGGAAACTAATCAGCCGCTTCGACTTCGTGTCGGGCGGCTGGTCGGACGCGCTGCGGCCGTGCGCAATCGGCCCGGGATGGCGCCGAGGGACGCCGCAAGTCGTCCTCGATGGCTGCTTTCTGTTCCTGCCGCTTCTGCCGGTATGGAACACGTTCGCCCGCCTGTCGCGCGGGCGTGATTACAACCTAATGTCTGGCGCCCCGATGCCGCTGAAATGGCGCGATATCGTAGACGCCGCGGCTCGCTGCAATTGCTCGTTGCCATCTGCAACCGTAGAAGAGTTGTTAACAGCTCTTGACGATGCCGTTTTAGAACGGGCCGCAGATGACAAATCCGACAGTCTACGCCGCAATTAATTCCGACGCTGCAGTTGCCGGCGCGAATAAGTTCAACGCCGCTGCTAACTCGATGATCGCGCCCGCGCAACGGGCCGAAAGCTCATTTGCGCAGATGGCGCAGACGAACGCGGCCGTAGCGGCGTCGTTTATCAAAACGCATGCGGCTACATTTCTTGCCGGCGCCGGCATACTGTCCGTCGCAGCAGCGGCGAAGGCCGGCGTGCAGCGCGGGCTTGAACTCGCCGAGACGTGGTCGCAGATCCGTACGCGCATGTCGGCGGCGGCTGGATCGCAGGCCGAAGGCGCCAGGCTGTTCAATGCCGTCAAGGATGCTGCCGAGCGCGCGAACCGCCCCGTCGCAGAATTCGCAAAGGCGTACAGCGACGTTGCGCTCGCGCTCAAAGAAAAGGGATACTCGGAGCGGGACTCGATCAAGGTCATTGAGCTGATCGGGAAGGCTGCGAAGGCGAGCGGCGCGAGCGCGGACGAGACGGCCGCGGCGTACGAGCGGTTCACGATGGCTCTCAATTCGGGCCGGGTCGAAGTCGGGCAATTCTTCGACTTGACTACTAAGCTACCGATCTTGATGCAGGAACTTCAGCGGCAAACTGGCCTGTCATCTGTCGAGCTGAAAAAATACGCGCAGCTCCAAAAGATCAGCGGCCAAACGATCGCCGACACGCTGCTTAACGGAGCGGCGCGGATCAACGAAGCTGCAAAGGAAACCGAGCGGACGTCGAGCGGCGCGTACAAGGCGATCGGCCGCGTCATCGACGAGACATTCGCCAAGTCGACCGAAGAAAGCGGGCTCATTAAATCGAAAATCGAGCTGTACGATAAGCTCAAGGCCGCGGTGAGCAGCCCCGCATTCAAGACGTTCGCCGACATGATGACGTCGGGGCTCAAAGCCTCGTATGAGTTTGTGACGTGGCTCGTCGACAAGCTGCAGACCGCAAAGAACGTGACCGAAGAAATCGCGAAGATTTCGCGCGCTTCGATGACGCCGGCAGACCAGAAATCGGCAGAAGCCGGGACGCTCGGCTACGATAAGACGATTGCGGCGCTGCGCTGGATCAAAGAGAACACGACCGATCAGCTATTCAAGCGGCTCGTGACTCCGGAGGATGCCGAGCGCCTTGCAGCGTATACGGAGGGCGTCGGCGCGCTCGGCAAGGGCATTGCGGATGTCGCCGGGAAGGCGAAAGACGCAACCGTGAACTTCGTCGACGCAGCTCGCGCGCAGGCGGATCTGCGCAAGAGCATTGCCGAGAACGTCGGCGAAGGTACCGGCAAGTGGTCGACTGAGAAAGAGCGGACGCCGGGCAAAGTCACGTTCGCCGAAAGCGAGGTCGAAAAGCAGGCGCGCAACCTGCTGGAAATGGAAAAGCTTCGCGCCGAGATCTCGCGCGCCTCGATCGCGGAAGATCGGATCAAGGTCGATTCGCTAACCGCCGAATTGGAAATCCGCGGCAAGATCACAAAAGAGCTGCGCGACACTAAATCGCCGCTCGTCGGACAGATCGAAGCGCAGATCCGGTTGAACGCCGAGCTGCAGCGCTCGCTTGAGCGGGCGCAAAAACTGCGCGACGTCGGCGAGCAGTATGGCCGCACGATCTCCGATGGCTTCCTGCAGGGTGCGAAGGCCGGGCAGTCGTTCACGGATAGCTTGCGGCAAGTTCTGGCGAAGCTGGTCGAAATGACGGCGCAAATGCTCGTACTCGATCCGCTCATAAAGCAGATGGGCCGCAGCTTTAACGCGCTGTTCAACGGCTCGCCGACGGGCAACGCCTTTACCGATCCGGCCGGCAATGGCGTGTGGGGTAGTCTGTTCTCCAAGCTCGGATTGCCGGGCGCCGTCTCGTCGGCGCCGTCCGCCGCGTCATGGGGGAGCAACATCAGCGTAACGCCCGCATTCGCGAAGGGCGGCGTCATGCCGAGCCGTATTGAATTCCTACAGGCTGCCGGCAACGATAACGCCCAGCCGTTTCACAAGGCGTTCGCATCGGGCGGCGTTCTCACGAGCCCCGCGCAATTCATGTCTGGCGGTATGCGCGGGCTCGCTGGCGAGGCCGGGCCGGAAGCGATCGTTCCGCTCAAGCGCGGGCGCGACGGTTCGCTCGGCGTGACGCTGGCGGGCGGCGGGCAGCGCTCCGGCGACGTCTACATCACGATCCAAGGCGATGCGACGGACGAGACGGTTGCGAAGCTCCGGCAGGTCGCGCGCGAAGAGTACGCGCGCTCGGCGCCCGGTACCGTCAAGCAAGCCGTCGGCGCGGTCGCATCGAAGCACCGGGCGGACCCCGGCTACCTCAAGAGGTAACCCCCATGCCGAGAGGCTTTACGACCACGCAGAAAACGGCGCTCGCGCAAACGGTCGTATCGTTCGCGTACTTCGTCGACCTTGATCTAGCCGCCGGGCATGTGCGCGTGTGGAATGGCCGCGGGAGCGTGACGACTGGCGGGAACACATACACGGGCATCGGCGAACTAGGCATGATCGACGGGCTCGAAAACGACCGCTCACTATCGGCGAAGGCGATCAGCCTCACGCTTGCCGGTCTGCCCGGGTCGTATGTCACGCCGGGGATCATCGCGAGCACGCGGGCCGTGAGGTATCAGGGGCGGCCGGTGACTATCTATATGGGCGTGCTCGATCCGGATACCGGCGCCATAATCGATTCCCTGTTGCCGATCTGGACAGGGTTCGCCGACGTCATGTCGTACAATCTCGGCTCGTCGATCTCCGTCACGTTGACAGCCGAGCACTATGACTCGTTAATGAGGCGCGCGAACGGAGCACGAGCCACGACTGAAAGTCATAATCAGCGCCTAGGAAATCCGTCCCCGCGCGACCTATTCTTCGATGCCGCTGACAGACTAATGGCGAAAGCTAAACCGATCGTTTAAATGAAACGCGTCGACACATGGGAATCGGATTTGCGCCGTGTCGTGCTCTCGTACGCCGGGCGCCCGTTCGTGTGGGGTGAGAGTGATTGCGCGTGTTTCGCCGCTGATTGCGTCGCTGCTATTTCTGGCGTCGATCCCCTCGCCCCTTATCGCGGAACCTATTCGGGGCGGCTCGGCGCCACTGCTCGAATGCTTTTTAGGTCGTATCGCAGCGTTGCCCAAGCGGCGGGCGCCGAGCTGCAGAAGGCCGGCGCAAGGCCGATTGATCCGCGCGCCGCCCGGGCTGGCGACGTTGGGGTTACTGCCGACGACGTCTTAGCGATCCGTCTAAGCCGGGGGTTCATGGCGCGCGACAAGGCCGGCAGGTTCTACACGACTCCCGTCGTACGGGCTTGGAGCGTCGGATAATGCCAGTACTTATCCCGATCGCTGCAGAGGTTATTGCGACAACTATCATCAGCACGGCGATCGGCGCTGCTGTCGAAGCGATCACGGGCAACACGAGCAAGCCAAGCAACTCGCTATCGCCGAGCGCATCGCCGGCCGATAACCTTGCCGTCGCTGCAGACCCGGGCGGGTATCAGCTCGGTGTTTTCGGGCATTTGCGCGTCGGCGGGCGGGTCCGCGCGTACGGCCCGTCGGGAAGTAAGACCTATTACGCAATCCAGGTCGCGGGCGATAAAATCCAGTCGCTCAATGCGATCTATGCGAACAATGTTTTGCTTGCAGTCGACGCGAGCGGGTTTGTCCGCACGATGCCGTACGGAAACGTAACGGGCTCGTCGATGCGGATTAAATTTTACGACGGGACGCAGACGACGGCAGATCCGTGGCTTACCGCGGCTTTCCCCGGCTGGTCGGCGGACGCCGTCGGCAAGCTGCAAGCGTACGCCGTAATAGAGATCGACAAGACAGCATCGAGCAGCGCTTATGCCTCGGCCTATGATTCCGGCGCCCCCGATTTCACCTTCGACGTGTGCGGCTTCAAATGCTACGACCCGCGCGACGGGGCGCAAACGCTCGGCACTCCGTCTACGTACAAATATACGACGAACGCCGCGCTGATCGACGCAAACTATCGTATCCATGCGCTCGGCCGCGCACTGCCGACGGATCGCATTGACTGGACGAGCGTAGCCGCAGCGGCAACGATCTGTGATCAGACAGTGGCGCTCGCGTCGGGCGGTACCGAACCTCGTTACACTGCAGGGCTCTACTGGACGACGGACGAGCGGCACGAGGACGTCTGCGCCCGGATCGGTGCGGCGTACGGCGGCGGAATGTTTCTTGCGGGGACGAAATACGTTGCGCGCGTCGGCGCGTACACGTCCCCGAGCGCCGCAGTCACGCCGCGCGACTATCTCGGCGAGGGGCTGCGCTTCACCGACGCTACCGCCATTGCGGGGACGTGCAACGGCGTGCGCGGGAAGTTCACAAGCCCACTGAATAACTACGAGCAATTAGACTTCCCGTCGTACCAAAACGCGACAGCGCTTTCGCAGGATGGCGGCGAGATATGGGCGGACCTGGATCTAAGGTGCGTCACGAGCCCGTCGCAAGCGCAGCGGCTCGCGAAGATCGCGTATTACAAAACGCGCTTCGCAGCTCCGGCGGCCGTGAGCCTCCGGCCGGCATTTCTCGACGTCGTGTCGGACGACGTCATAACGATAACGGACGATCTCGCGGGGCTCTCGGCGCAACCGTACCGCGTCGTCGCGGACAGCATGAGCGCCGACCATATCGTATCGCTGCAGCTCGAAGTGGACGACTCGACTTGGTACACTTGGACGACGGCAGACGAAAAATCGTTTTCCGTCGGCGGCTCGCTGCTCGGCGATCCGGGTTTGCTCCCTCCGTCGTGCATCCTTTGGGACGCCAACGCGACCGCGGGACAGGTCAATATTCAAGTCCAGGTCTATCCGAGCCCGTCGGCGAGCTGCGATCAGATCGAAGTGAAAGTGCAGCGGACGGGCGGCGCGTTGACGACGTTCACCGTCGACAATTCGGCGCAGAACATCAATACCGCGATCGTTCTGAATTCCGGACAGTCGACGATTATAGTATTCACGCTTACCGCCGTGAACACGATAACGGGCGCCCGGTCTGAATCGCTGCAGCTCGGCGCGGTAACAACGTACCTAACCCTTGACGGCGTGACCGTCGGCACGTCAACGACGATCGTACAGGGAAGTGTGGAAACGCCGACAATCAAGTCGCAGACGCCCGGCAGCGTCACGCTGCGGATCTACGCGAGCCCGAATACGCGTGTTGCAAATCTCTTCGTCTACGAGACGACAACGCCGGTATTTTCGGCGTCGGTATTGACCGCGACACTGTCGAATGCCGATCAAGACTTGACGGTTACCGGGTCGACCGCGACCGTTAAATATTATTGGGTTCGGCCCGCTACCTCGACGACGACGAGCAAGCCGAGCAATCCTGTCCTAGTTGTGTTCTAAAAATCGAGGCGATAGCGTCCCGCCATGGCGATAATTAACCAGCGATGGCCGTCCGATCTCGCGCCGCTCTCCTGCCGGTTTACGCGATCGCGCAACGATGTCCGCCTGCGCTCTCCGCGCACGCGCGAGTCGACGATTATTCGGCAGGGTCGACCGCTCTGGAAATGCGAGTTGACGTGGGAAAGGCCGAACACTGAAAAACTGGCAAAATTGCGCTACTGGCTTGAGGCGCTGGACGGATACGCCGGCAGCGTCCAGCTATGGGATTTCTCCTCGCCCTATCCCTACGGGCTGACGCTCGTGACGAGTGACACGGAGCGTGAGCGGCTGTTTTGGGTGTACCTCGGGACACGGCTCCCTTGGACCTACGCCGGCATGCCGAATTTCTGGCAATCGGGGAGTTTTCTCTCGACGGCCACGGACGCTGTGGCTGGTGCGACGGTGGTCACGTTTGCCGGCCTGCCCGCGTCGACGCTCGTCGCCGTCCAGGGCCAATATATCCAGGTTGATCGCAGGCTCTATCTCGTCGCTGCAACAGTGGCGTCCGACGTGGGTGGCAATGCCACCGTGACGCTTTCGTCGGGACTGCTCTCCGCGGCGCCGACCGGTACGACGGTCCGGCTCGTCGAGGCCGCGTGCGAAATGGAGCTGGACAACAGCGATTTCGATCAGCAGTCGACAGCCGGCACCGGCATGTCGACAGTGTCAGCAACATTTATCGAGACGGTGACGGATAAATGACGCAGTTCGCATCGGTATCATCGTTTCTAACCCTCGGGGCGGACGTCGATCAGGATGCGTTCCGCACATGGGCACTCGCCATCGAGGCGAATATCCGCGATAAGCTCGCCGCGACGCGCAATTTCTATGTCTCGACTTCCGGGAACGACGCAAATGACGGCACCGTCGGGGCGCCATGGGCGACACTGCAGAAAGCCGCGGACGTCGTCGGCGCGCTCGACACCAGCGTGTCCGCGGTGATCGTGAATGTAGCAGATGGGACGTATGCCCCGGTTATCCTGAAGCAGCCTACCGGCGGCGGAACGGTATCCTGGGTCGGGAACATCGCGACGCCGGCTAACGTCGTCATCTCTGCGACAGGGGCGAACGCAGTTATCGCGACCGGTGTTCGGCAAATAATGCGGGGCTTCAAGATCACTACGTTAACCGCGGGCGATGGGCTGCAGGTAAAGGACGCCTCGATACTGAGCTTATATGAGATGGAATTCGGCGCGTGTGCTTGGGCGCAGAAGCACATTCTTGGCAACAGTATCTTAAACGAATACGGCGCGCAGACGATCAGTGGCGGCGCGATACTTAGTTATCAGTGCGAGGACGGCGGGCGCGTTCTCGGGTCGAGCCTTGCATTTACGCTCACCGGCACGCCCGCATATTCGAATCAATACGCCTACGCGGCCCGCAACTCGTCTATCTTTGTACCCTTCTATTCGTACTCCGGAAGCGTGGCAGGGCAGAGGTATTCTGTCGTCAACGGATCGACGATCCAGACCTTCGGCGGGACGCTGCCGGGGAGCACGGCCGGATATGCCGACGCGACAAGCTCTTACGCATAAGGCACGAAAATGGAAAAGCTGCCAATCTTCGATGCGCGCGACTGGCATTGGCTCGTAGGGGACGACACGTCCCGTTTGTGGTCATCCGCCACTCGTGCGTATGTCCCATTCGATCCGACGGAATACTTTTCGGAGTGTCCGTCAGAGGAATTGCTGCGGGAATATTTTGCAGCGGTCGGAATGTCAGATCGCGCGCCAGCGGAGTAATAGTGCATGTCGGTCATGGCAAAAATTCACGACGCCGTCGAGGCGATCCCGACGGACGCCGTCGTGATCGGCGCGCTTACCCTGCCGTGGTGGCGCGTATGGCTGGCGCAGGTATCCGAGACGGCCGCGCATATCGCCCCGATTATCGGCGTCGGGCTCGCCGCGTTCAAGGTGTGGGAAGCGTGGCGCGAGCGGCGCAACGTCGGCGATGCGTCCGTGGGGCTCGCGTCGAGCGTCGCGGCGAGCGCCAAGGCAGGAAGCAAAGCCATGAGCGGCGGGCTTATCGTCGGCGTGCTCGCCGCGCTCGGCGTGTTCGCACTGTTCAACCTCTTCGCCAGCGGCAAAGCGTCGGCAGCTCCGGCGGCGATCGTCTCACAACAGCCATCGCGGGCGCCGCGCAAGCGGGCCGCAGATGACGACGGCGGCGAGGATGCCGAGGACAGCGCCGAGCTGCCCGACGGCGCCCCGGTGTGGATGCAGACGGCGCGCAGCTTGATCGGTACCGACGAGAAGATTCGCGGGCGCAATAACCCCGTCGTCGTCGCGATGTACGCCAAGGTCGGGCACGCCGAAGTTAAAAACACGTCTGTTCCGTGGTGTGCGGCCTTCGTCGGCGCGATGCTCGAAGAGCAAGGATTCACGTCAACGCGCTCGCTGCTCGCGCGCTCGTATCTGAAATGGGGTATCGAGCTGCCGGCGCCGCGGCCCGGTTGCGTCGTCGTGCTCCGGCGCCCGGTGAATGGGGCTGACGACGGGTTCTCCGGGCACGTCGGTTTTTTCCTGTCCGAGACGCCGACGACGGTTACGCTACTCGGCGGCAATCAGGCGGACAGCGTGTGCGTGCGCACGTTCAATAGAAAATTCGTGCTCGGATATCGTTGGCCGCGATCGCTCGCCAAATCGAAAACCGTGCAGGCGGCAGCGCTCGTCAAAGTCGCGGCGCTTGGCGGGGCGGGTACTGCGGTCAAGACGGCAAGCGATCTGCCGGACGAGCCCGCACAGACCGGCGCCGAGCGTACGGCCGAGCAGATCGACAAGGCACACGGCATGCTGCAGACCGTCGGCGACATGCTCCCGCATGGCTCGAAGCTCGGCCTTTACATTGCCGCCGGCTGCTGTCTGCTCGCCGCGATCGGCGCCGCGATCGTGATCTATAATAGAATTCAGATCCGAAACGACACGGGCCGATAACGCTCCGTTTGCTGCACTCATAATCGAAAGCGTAACGTCCGGTCGAAACAACGGCCGGACGTTTTGCTATGATGACCCTAATTCTTGCCGCAGCGGCAGCGCTACCGTTCGCAGGGTTTCTGATCCCGGGCGCTCTGACTTGGTTGCTCGGCGGCGGCATCCTGCGCACGATCGCAACGGGCGTCGTCGTCGCGCCGCTCGCTTTCGGCGCCGGCTACTGGAAAGGCCATCGCGACGGCGACAACTCGGCCGAGCTGCGGCGGCTCAATGCAATCATCGTCGGTATGGAATTCGACGCGCTGCAAAAAGAACTCGCCGACAAGCTCGCCGCGGATCAAGCGGCCGAGGCGGCGAAAGCCGAACAGGAAAACGCAACCACAACGGACTCGATCGACGATGTCATCGCTAAAGCCCCTCCGGTTTCTGGCTGTCTTGCTCCCGGTTTTCTTGACGGCCTGCGCCGCCTCAAATGAATACCGGCCTTATCCGGACCTCCCGGCTACCCCGTCGCACATTCGCGCCGAGGCCATGCGGGCGCCCGTGGCGATCCCGCCCAAAGGCGACAGCAACGCCGACGCCATGCGGCTGCTGACTAAGGTTCGCAGATCCGAGCTGCAGTATCGCCGCGCGCTGCAACAGTCGGTTGCGCACAGCGACCGCACGAAGCGCGCGTACGACGTCAAGCGAAAGGCTAAGAAGTGAGCCCGTCGGAAGCCGTCGCGCACTACGGCAGCGTCGCCGCAGCGGCCCGCGCGCAGGGTATCCCGCGGACGACGTTCCGTCGGCAGCTCGCGAAGCCGGCGCCCGCAAAAGAAACTCATGACATAAAGTTTCAGAAGTTCGCGAAAGCCAAGGCATCAACGCCGGCACTGATCAAGCGGCTTGCGTCGGAAGTCGCCGCGAAGCAAAAGGCGGACGCCTCAAACAAATGGTTCCGGCTGACGTTTCCGAGCGCGGCACCCATCGGGTTCGTCTGGTTCGGTGATCCACATCTAGGCGACAAAACGAATTGGCCGCGGCTGCTCGCCGACGCCGAGACGTGCGCCACGACGCCAGGGTTATTCGGCGTGAACGTCGGCGACGCGTCGAATAATTGGGTCGGGCGCCTCGTCCGGATCTACGGCGACGAGACGATCGGGCATGCCGAAGAGCGACAGTTGATCCGCTGGTTTCTCGCCGAGGCTGGCGTAAAATGGGCAACGTGGCTCGTCGGAAACCATGATTTCTGGAATGAAGGCGAAGCGATTATGCGCCTCATAAATGAGGCATCCGGCGCCGAGGTTCCGATATTCGCATGGGAAGCGCGGCTTGAACTCCGTTTTCCGAAGTGCGCGCCGATCCGGGTTCATAGCGCGCACGATTTCCCCGGGCATTCAATGTGGAATGCTACGCACGCTCCCGCGCGTGTGGCGCGCATGCTCGGAAGCGATGCCGATCTATTCGCCTGCGGTCACAGGCACGAGTGGGGAATCCAGCAATACGAAATGACGGAGCGCGATCGGTACCCGCTGGCGATCCGGGCGCGCGGATACAAGGTGCTCGATCCGTACGCCCGCGATAAGGGATTTCAGCAAAGTCGCCACGGTTGCGGGATCATGACCATATTCGACCCATCGGCGACGGGTCCGGGGCGCGTCCTCGCCTTTGCCGACGTGCAACAAGGCGCCCGCGTCCTGTCAGCATTGCGGGCCGAACACGAGGGAAGTCGAAAGTGAAACAGCCTTCGCCGATCGTCATCAACTCGCCAAAGCCGCCGGCCGTTGCCGACGTCCTGTCGACGCTGTCCGAGCGCGGGAACCGTTACGGCAAGTTCGCCGAGCACGCCCGCATAACTCAGAATATCAAGCGTGCGATGCAGGACTCGCCGAACTGGTCGACGCTCACGCCGTCGCACCGGGAAGCGCTCGAAATGGTCGCGCACAAGATCGGCCGAGTTCTCAATGGCGATCCGAACTACGCCGATTCATGGCACGATATCGCCGGGTATGCGTCGCTCGTCGACAAAGAGCTATCGGGCGTTACGATCTGACGAGCCGGAGCCCGAACCCGAGAACAGCGAACGGCAGCCAAAGCACAGCGCCAAGGCATGCCGTCGCGCTGATCACAATTCCGGCCGCCACGATATGTGGATGCAGAACGCTCCCGACCGTCGCGATCGCGCATCCGATCAGAAAAAAGCCAAGCAGTCGTCTCATTTGTCGATCCTCCGTTTTGCAAAACATTGAGCTGATTCGGTTAACCGGCTGTTGATGCGTTTGACGATCCGGCACTACCGCGCCGCGTTCGCCCGGTATTCAGCACAACGAGGCTCCGTCAATGGCAGGCGCAAATCCTTTTCGCGGTAGCGATCCGGGGCTAAGCGGCATCAGCGGAAACCCGCTGGCATCCGGCGAATGGTTCGTCGGTACCGACTTCCCGAACGCCGTACGGTATTTCTACATCGGTTCTGCCGGGAGCGTGACGATCCTGCGCGCGTCGGATGGCGTCGCAGTGACCTTCCCGAATTTGCAAGCGGGCTCGTATCTGTTCGCGGGCGCGAAGCAGCTTTCGTCAACCGATCTGCAGAGTGCCGCGACATGATCGACCACACTTTGACGTTTGCGAGCGAAGCGGCGGCGATCGCCGCGCTCCCGGAGTTTCGGGACGGCGCCGAGATCGCGCCGTCAGTCGTTTTCGCTTGATCTGCCGGCACGGTCGATAAGGTCCGCCGTCGCGGTTGATATGCCGACGGCCGTATCATCGAATAGGTGCGCGTAACGCTTGGTCGTCTGCGCGCTTCGATGGCCGAGCAAGTCGCCGATATCCGCCAAGCTCTTCGCCTGTCCCGTCTGCCGGGCAAAGCTCGCGAACGAGTGCCGCAGATCGTGCATCCGCATGTCGTCGCATCCGGCCGCGGCTCGCGCCCTGCGCCACACCGTCGCGATATTGTAGCGCGAGACGTCGCCGAAGAGCCGCCCCGTCCCATCGTCGCCGAGCGCTGCGATCCGGGCGGCGAGCTGCGGCGGGATATGGATCACTCGAGCGCGGCGCCGGCCGTCCCGGCCCTTTGCCGTCTTATGCTCCGTCAACGTGATTCGGCCGGCGGCAGCGTCGTACTGATCGACCCGGGCGCCGGCGCATTCCGAAACGCGGGCGCCGGTATAGATCATCATGTAAATTGCAGCGACCCGACGCGGCCATTCGACGGCGAGATCGTCGAGCGCGTCGAAGATCTGTCCGACCTCGTCCGTTGAGGCGTAGCGATCTTTCGCTGTTTCCGGGTATCGCTTGATCCCGTCGTCATGCGTCGGGTTCGTTCCGCGCTCGCGCCAGCCGACTGATTCGCGCTCGGCGAAATTGAACATTTTCGACAGAAGCGAGAGCAGGCGATTGGCGAGGACGGGCCGCGTCCGGCCGATAGCCCGATGCAGCTTGATAACGTCGGCAGGGCGGACGGCCGCGACGTGCTCGGACCCAAGTCTAGGTTTAATATGCAACCTTATGTTGCGCGCGTCCTCTTCGCGGCTCTTCGCCGCTTTGTGCTGCGCCGCGTGCTCGTCCAGGTACCGCTGGCATAGCTGCGCGACCGTTGGCGAGGCGCGTAGGGCTTGCCGCTCGGCCGATGGGTCATCGCCCCGGGCAACACGCCGAAGGGCTTCCTGCGCGATCCTACGGGCTTCCTCGATGCTGATAACGGGGTACTCGCCGATCTTCGGCCGGCGCTGCTTCCCGTGTTGCCTGTAATACAGATACCAGACGCGGTTCCGGCCGCGTCGGCGCAGCTCCAATCCGGGGACGACGTGGTCCGTCAGCCTGTCGCCG